GAACTCCGGTTCTCGAACTTCCAACTGGAGCTACTACCCGTGGATCTCGGGCTGGGGCATCGGGCTGCGCGCCGCCTGTGACCACATGTCGCTTGTATAGCGAGCGAAAGCGAGCGGACACGCAACATGGAAACATTGACCGACGATATAGCAAGCCATCGACAACTAGCAATTGTCGAGCGCTTCGAGGGGTTCGTGAACTACGTTTACCCCATCGCCTTGAACATTCGCAGAACGCATCACATCGTGCGCGACCGGTTCATTGACGCCATATTCGCCCAGGTCAATGCGTTCAATCAGGCCGGTAAGTCAAACCAAATATCCAAGCTCTACGCGGCGGATGCTGGACTTGCCGACCTGCGATTTTTGCTGCGATTTCTTGCCGAAGACAAGCGCCGACTGATTAGCCTTCACCAAAGCGAAGTTGCATCCGTGCACCTGGCCGAAGTGGGCAAGATGCTCGGCGCCTGGATTCGTAACAAGGCAGCAAAGGGATGACCGTGGATAACAGCGGCACGCGTACGAACGGTGTGAACTCCGGTTCTCGAACTTCCAACTGGAACAACTACCCGTGGAACTCGAACTGGAACATCGGGCTGCGCGCCGCCTGTGACGATAGACAAAACCGCACTGGCCAGTCACGGCTACCGGTGCCGACCGACGATAGAACTGTGGTCAGCCACGCCATCCCGCTACGGCAAATACATTGCGAGGTTAAGGGAACGTCGAGTAGTGAAACATCGAAAGACGGACTTATATTTTTTATGGGCAAAAAGCACCGCAACCTGATTGGCGAGATTGCCAGTGTGGCCAACCTTTACCGGGCTTTCGAGAAGGCATCCAAGGGCAAGCGCTATTCGGTGGGCTACCTGCAATTCAAACAGCACTTGGCCGCCAACATCAAATTACTTTCGGACGCGCTGGGTGACGGCACTTACCGCCCATCGCCTGCCAGCATTTTCTATGTCAACGAGCCCAAGCGGCGCGAAATTTCCGCGCTACCGTTTGCTGACCGGGTGGTGCAGCACGCCCTATGCAATGTCATTGAACCCCTGTTTGAGCGCACATTTCTGCCCAATACCTACGCATGCCGCACCGGCAAGGGCACGCACGTTGCTGCCATAGAGGCTCAGGCCACCCTGCGCCGGGGCTTCACGCACTGGCTGAAACTGGACTTTTCCAAATACTTCGCCAGCATTGATCGCGCGGTACTGCACACCGAGATTCGCCGCAAAGTGAGTTGCCGGGGCACGCTGGATTTGATCACCACCTTTCTAGCGCCCACCGGCAAAGGCCTGCCCATTGGCAACCTGACCAGCCAGCTATTCGCCAATGTCTATGGTCACGTGTTGGACCGCCACCTGACGCACACGCTTAAGGTGGGGCCTTGGTTGCGCTACATGGACGATACGGTGATCTTTGCGCACAGCCGCGAAGCGCTGGCCGTGCTGCAACAGGGCCTTCAATGGTTCTGTGAGGTGCGGCTGGGCCTGCGGTTCTCCAAGTGGAGCATCGGCCCCATAAGCCAAGGCCTGGACTGGCTGGGGTATCGGATATGGCCCACGTACAAATTGCTTCGCCGTAACTCGGTGCTCAGTGCCAAGCGAAAGATTGCGCGCTACCGCGAGACCGGCGACGACCTTGCGCTCAAACGCTTCGCCGCTTCGTGGCGCGGGCATGCCCAGTGGGCCAACTCTTTCAACCTCGTCAATCAATTAGGAATCGCAAAATGAAATACGCATACAGCCCGGACACTTTGGAATTCATCCGCATCGAAACCCCGTCCGAGTGGATGGGTCTGACCGACGTGGGGCCCCCGGTGTTTGACCCGGCAACCGCTGGTTGTTTCTGGCGCGGCACGGCGTGGGAGATTGTGGCGGCGCAGCCCGAAGTGGCGCCCGTCCCCGCGGCTATCAGCATGCGGCAGGCCCGCCTGGTGTTGCTAGGTGCCGGGTTGCTGGATACGGTGAATGCAGGTATCAAAGGAATGCCACCTGCTGCACAAATTGAGTGGGAATTCGCCAGCGAAGTGCGCCGCGATAACGCCCTGATTGCCACCTTGGCCGCGACGCTGGGGCTGGATGGCGCGAAGCTGGACGAACTGTTCACCCAGGGCGCGACGCTGTGAGCCCGCTGGTCAGTGCGCTGGCCACGCTGGGCTACCTGTGGGCGTTCTGGTACCTGTACGTGCTGGTGATGGCTTTCTACCGGGCCAGCCTTGACGGGCGGCTGACCGGAATTGCCAAGGTGCTGGCCTTGCCGGTCGTGGCGTTGGCCATCGTGGTGGACTTGCTGGCCAACTGGACCGTGGCCACGCTGTGGTTCTGGGAGTGGCCGGTGGTCGTGTGGGGTCGTCCTGATTTGGTGACCTCGCGGTTGTCGCGCTACATCGTTGGTGCACCTGGCTGGCGCCGGGATCATGCGACGTGGTTGTGCCAGAACCTGCTGGATTATTTTGACCCCTCTGGAGTGCATTGCAAATGACACCAGAAGAACGCCATCAATTTATCGACGACGTTGCTGCGGCCATCCAAGCTAAATCTACCGTTTTGACAGACGACGAGCAGCGATGGGTGCGCATGGCAATACAGAGCGAGGCGCAGTCCATTGCGCTGCGGCAGGCCATCATCGAAAAAAGCCTCACGAGCCTCGTATGGTCGGCCATTGTGGGCATGGGTTATATCTTGCTGGCGTGGGCAACCTCTAGAGGTTTTAAGCCATGACACCCACCGCCCCCCACTCCCGACGATCGTGCGGCGGAATTGGATACTGCGGCAAAGATCGCCCGCGAATTGGGCGATTACGTGTTTGCGAAAGAGTGCGAATCATGGGCCGAAAACTTACGGAGGCAAGAAAAAAAAATGAATTTTGATCAAGCATTCACCCGACTGTTAGGCCACGAGGGTGGTTATGTCAACAACCCCAAAGACCCTGGTGGCGAAACCAATTGGGGCATTGCCAAACGCAGTTACCCCAATGTGGACATCAAGAACCTCACGCGCGACGACGCGGCGGCTATCTATCTGCGCGACTTCTGGCAACCGCTGGGTGCTGCGCCCGATGCGGTCAAGTTTCAGGTGTTCGACTTTGCTGTGAACAGTGGCATGCAGACTGCTACTCGCAAGCTGCAGGCCGCTATTGGCGTGGCGGACGATGGCCATTGGGGGCCAATGAGCGCGGCCAAGCTGGCCAGCTTGGATGTGAACGACGTGCTCATGCGCTTCATCGCGCAACGCCTGCGCTTTTGGGCCTCGCTTTCGACTTGGCCCACCTTCGGCAAGGGGTGGGCGAACCGCGCCGCGTCACAGCTCGAATACGCAACAGAGGACAACTGATGGACTGGCTTAAAACGATCGCGCCCACGGCCGCCACCCTTTTGGGTGGACCATTGGCGGGCATGGCGGTGAAGTTCTTGGCTGACAAGCTGGGTGCCTCGGCTGAGACCGTGGACGCGGTGTCGTCCAGGCTGTCGGGTTTGAACGAAACCCCCGAGGGCCGTATCAAGCTGGCCGAAATCGATGCAGCTTTGAAGACCCACGCCATCGACGCCGGGATTGATCTGGAGAAGCTGGCCGTGGCCAACGCGGCGGACGTGAATAAAACCATGCAGGCCGAATCCGCCAGCGAGCACTGGCCCACCTATTCGTGGCGCCCGTCGATTGGCTTTGCGGTGGCTCTGAACGTCCTTATGACTTCGGCCACCGTGGCGCTGGCCTACGTGATGGTGATCTTCATGGACAAAAAGCCCGACGTGTTGAGCTATCTGCCCGCCATGATTGGCGCAATGGCCGCGCTGGTTGGGGTGGTGGCTCCCGTCCTAGGCATTGCGAGCTGGTTCCGGGGCAAGGCGCAGGCTGACCCGAACATCCTGACGAACAACAGGGGTTAGATCCGCGCAGCGATGTCGCTGGCGGTCTCTCTGTAGTAAACGTTTGATAAAAGGCTAAGGTCTTTGTGGCGGCTGATTTTTGCCAGTGTTAACACGTCCACCTTCCGGCTCAGGTGGGTGAGCGCAGTGCCTCGTGTGTCGTGGAAAGTGAGGCCTTCAATCAGCAGCTCCCGACAGAGCTTGCTAAATAGCACACTGCCCTCGTTAGCCCCCACTGTGAAAAGATTTCTAGCTATCAGCCTGCTAGCAATACGGCCGATGGGTATGCGGGCCATAGATTCGGTCTTGGTCTTTAGTGTCACTACGCGGGATTTGGGATCAAATGCCCCGGGGGCCGCGAGTACTTCACCCAGGCGCATGCCGGTACGTAGGGCAATGTGGAAAGCCGCTTGCATTTCCTGGGTCTTGCCGGTGCGCTCGGCGCGAAGTACCCGGCGAATCATCCGCCACCCCCACATGGCGGTGCGCGACGCATTCTCTTTGGGCATCTTCACCCCCCGGAATGGCTCATGCTCCAGCCAGCGCCACTCATTGCGGGCCACGTTGAACAGGTTACGTAGCAGGTTGGATTCCCGCACCACGGTGCTGGCGCTCACTGTTTTAAGCCGGTCGTCGCGCCACTGGGCAATTTGCGGGGCGTCCACCTCCAGCAATCCCGCATCAGTGCCAAAGTAATCCCGCATCGCTTCAAGCCTGCGCTTCTCCCAAACGGCCCCGTCTTTTTTGCTGGATACGTCTTGCAGGTACTTGTCCACGGCATCGCCGAAGGTGTGCCCGCCACCGTCTCGCTCGCGCTTGGCCTTGGATTCTTGCCCCATTGCCCACGTCTGGGCTTCCCGTTTGGTTTCAAAGGACTTGCTGGAGCGCTTGCCATTGCGCTCAATTTGAGCCTGCCACTTGCCCGTGGTCTTGAGCTTTTGGATATAGGCCATTCGGGATTTACTTTCGGGATTATTTCGGGGACGTAATGGAAACAAAAAAGCGCCCACGGGGAGCGCTTGTAGTGTATCTGTAGCGTCTTTCCTCTGAAAGTACCTAAGATGGTGCCCGGGGCCGGAATCGAACCGCCTAGCTACGCGGTCTCGAATTCGGGATTCGTTCGTGATTTTTCAGGTTTTCTATGCAGAAAAGCCTTCACTTCTGCCCGCAACCACAGCGGGTTTCGTGGTGTCGAGCCTGGTGCAATTATAGGGAATCGAACCGATTTCACAATCACGTCCCGCGCATGGCGGCGGCTGCACCGATACAGCGCAGCGATGTCGCCCAAGTCAAGCAGTTCCGAATCTATCATCGTTCCACCCCCTGCAGCCGGTCGGCCACCAGCTTGGCATAGCCCGCAATGTCCACCCACGAATCATCGTAGTCAGGGTCGCCGTTCACGATCCGGCCAATTTTGTGCAAGATCATGTCCAGCGATTCCTGTTGGTCTGGCGCCAGCGTTTTGTCACGTTTGCGCAGGGCCGTGGCCACCACGGTCTTGAGCATCTGGGTGACTTCGGCGTGGCCGGTGAACTTGCCGTAGCGCGCGCCGCGCTCGGTCAGGGTTTGGGTAATGGTGTCGGTCATTTGGTTCGTCTTTTCATTGCGGCCATCAGGATGTCTTGCACTTCGGCCTTGCTGTCGCGGCGGGCCATCACCATCTCGTCCACCGTGTCCGCAGCCACAATGTGGTGGATAAAAACAGGGCGATCGTGGCCTGCCTGAGCTTGGCGGGTGGGGCCAATGCGCTCAATAATTTGCTGATATTCCTCCAGGTTCCACCAATGGCCAAAGAAGGCAAGGGTGTTACCACCATCTTGGAGGTTGAGTCCGTGTCCCGCGCTCGCTGGGTGCGCGAAAAGGACAGGGATCTGGCCTTTGTTCCATCGCTGAATCGTGTGCGGGTCAGCGTCCAGCGCCACGCCTTGAGGGAATGCACGTCGTAGTCGCGCCAAATCTGACTTGAAGTGGTAGGCCACCAGGATGGGCGAGCCTGCAGCCTCTTCAACAATTGATTCCAGGGCTTGAAGTTTGGCATCGTGTACCTCTATGAATTCGGTGTTGCTCTCGCCTACATACGCCGCGCCGTTGGCGAGTTGCAGGCACTTGATAGTTCTGGCCGCTGCGCCGAAGGCCTCGACCTCGTGGCTTTCCAGCTCCATGAACATGCGCTTTTCCATGTCGTCATAGAGCTGGCGGGCTTTCTTTGGCAGCTCCACCCGGACAATGTTCACGATGGGGGCGTCCAGATCAAAGTAGTCTTTGGCTTCCAGGCTTAGGCACAAGTCGCGCAGCCGGTCCTGGATCTGTTCCTGCGCGAAGGGCAGGGGGGCGATGCCATAGCCGTCGTGCGATGGCCGAAACCAGCGGTCTGTAAAACCCGTCCAGGTACGACCCAGCCGCTGGCCTTGGTCCAAGAACCAGACTTGTCCCCATAGGTCTTTGAGTCCGTTGGGGCTGGGCGTGCCGGTGAGCTCCATGAAGCGCTCCACCTTGTTGTGCGCGACTTGGGCCAGTGCTCGCGCACGGGAGCCGCCTTGGCGCAGCCGGAAACCCTTGAGCCGGGTGGACTCGTCCGCAATCACCGTGCCGAACGGCCACGGCTTGCCCTCGAAGTGCTTGACCAGCCACGGCAATTGCTCGTAGTTGGTCGTGAAAATATTGGCGTTGGTGTTGCGCAGTGCGCGGGTGCGTTCGGCCACGTCGCCCACCACGGGCTGCACCTCGATGGCCCGTAAGTGTTCCCACTTCGCGGCCTCGTCCGGCCAAGTGCTGCGCGCCACCCGCACCGGGGCCAGCACCAGCGCGGGCTGGGTGGTTTCGCCGGACAGGAACAGGTGGTCCATGGTGGTGAGCGTGGCAACTGTTTTTCCAAGACCCATGCCAGCAAAGACCGCCTGACGCTTGAGGTCGGTCTGATGGTCGGTGATGGGCCGCTGGTACTCGCGCGGGGTCCAGACTTTGCGGGTCACTTTTGCACCAGGTGGGCGATACCAACCACCGCGAAGACCACGAGAGCCAAGTCCGCGACGATGATTCCCCCCAGCAACCAGCGGTCTTTGCGCGTCATGGGCTGCCGGGCTTCACGGGCCGGGCAGTCACGCCCCTGGGTGCAGTTGCCGTAGTCGTCGCAGCAGTTCATGACAGCAACCCCTCCACGCCTTCCAGGCTGTCGATCACCACCACGCGCTGGCCCATGGCGCGCATGCGGTCGTGCTCGCGGAGCTGGTGCGGTTTGGCTTTTTGGCCAGGTGCCTTGAGCTCGACCCAAACCGAGTTGGTCGCGCCATTCCGGACCAGATCCGCGGGCAGCATCACCAGCCGGTCGGGCGCGCCACGACGACCAACCCATTGAACTTTTCGGCACTCGCCACCCAGCTCGCGCACGCGCTTGGCCAAGTACTTTTCGATTTCGGACTCACGCACGGCACATGCTCCAGGCTCGGCGCAGTGAACGGCCGGCCGTAAATCCGATGCTCCGGTAGAAGCGGTAGAAATAATAGAATTTCATGATTCAGACCAGATCGTCGGCAGACGCTTCTTGCTGCTCGTTGACGGGCTCAAGTTGCGACAGCGCCCACAAGGGGGGCGTCGTTGGCACGTCGCCGTCGCTCAATGGCCCGATCAGACCCACGTAGTCCTGCCGGCCGCCGAGCGTTACGAGCGCGGCTGTTTTGCGGGATACGCCCGCGCGCGGGAAACCGTTGTGCGATATCGCTACTTGGGCCAGGGTTTTGTACATGGCCCCCAGCGCCTTCGCGGCTTTGGCAAATTTTCCAACCAAGGCCGGCTCGAACTGCGCGGCTTCGCCGCTGAGGTTGGCCGGCAGAACGCGCCGGCAATTAGGGAACGCGGCATCCGACGGGGTGAAGGAGACGCGCGTCTGAGAATCCACCAAGCCCCACGAGCCGCCATCGTCGTTGATCTCGACCGTGGGCAGATTCTTGTGCAGCTTGACGCCTTCGACGGCGTGGCGCGGGATGATAAACCGGATCACGCCATCCACTTCGTTGTCGCCTTTGGCGTCAGCGCGCTGCATAGAGGCGACGCAGCCGTCAGTACTGGTCAGCCGCGTCTCCAGGCTCGTGGCTTCCAGGTAGATGCCGTTCAGGTAGGTGCGGGTATCGGCTACGCCTGCGGTGCAGAGCGCGGCAACCAGTTGGTTGCGCATGATGGTAATTTTCATGGGTCAGTCCTTTTTTTTTAAGTTCTTGCAAAAATGCCAGCCACTTGCCGGGCCGCGACGGCATACGCTTGGGCCGCTTCGGGAACCGTGGCGTAGTAGCCAAGGCTGCGAACTTTTCCGCCCCCGACGATCTTTGCGCCCCCCGATACGCCGAAGCATGCCGTGTGGCTCGTACACAAATAGGGTTTTTAGTTCTTCGTGCGCCATATCAATCCTTGCGATACCTTCGTGCTTCAAAACCCGCAGCGGCCAGCGGCATGCCCAGCGCCCAGGGTGGGTTCGCGGCCAGCATGATGGCCAGCTCGGTGTGGGTGAACTCGTTGGAATCGGGGGCTTCACAGATCAGTTCGTCGTGCACCGACAGCACAATGGAATAGCCGCGCGCCTCGATGGCGGGCATGTTGTGGGCCATCACGTCTCTAGCCACGGCCTGGCACACGTTCTCGAACAGTTTGCCGCCGTAGGTGTAGAGCTTTCCCCACTTGCGGCTGTACTGGTTGACGCCGAAGTAAGAGATTTGCCCACCCTTGCCGGGGACAATGCCCGCGCCGTCGCAGTCTTTGCAGTCCAGCGCCACGTCATCCACCATCACGGCGCCGGTACCGTTGCAGTGGGGGCAGGGCTCGCCGCCTTCGCTCACGGCGGGCGACGGGTAGCACAGGGCGCGGCCCGAAGGTAGCACCACGCGCAGCCATGCCCCATCGCGGCGGACCTTGAGGCCACGGCACGGCACGGTGTTGCCGGGGCCGCGCACGGCCAGTCGTACCGCGTCGCCCAGCTCCCGCCACACGGACGTGATGTTCGGGTGCGCTGCGCGCCACGACAATTTGAACGACTCGCACACCAGCCACGTCTTATCGAGCATGCCGAAGTCGGCGGGTGGGTTGCGCTTGCGGCCCCGGTGCCAGTCCAGCATGATGTTGGCCTGGCCCCAAATGCTGGAGGGAATAGCGCTCTGCGCTTCGTTGGCCATGTCTTCCAGGTCAAGTTTGTAGGCGTCCGCAAAGGTCACGAAAGCACCCACGCCGCCTTCGTAGCCCAGTGCCAGCTCTTGCACCTTGCCCACTTGACGCTGATTGCCCCCGGCTTTCTTGTCGGCCATGACAGACTCGGGTGTTACGCCGAAACTGGCGGCGTAGGCCAAGGCGTACAGGTCGTGCCCGGTACCCGCATCGAACGCGCGGAACGCGGCAAGCTTCCAGTCTTCCCCGGCTAGCCACGCCTGGTCACGGCCTTCGATGTTGGACAGGTCGGCCACTACCAGCTTCTTGCCCCCGGGGGCGACGATGCAGCCACGAACGGCGGAACTGGTCAGCTCCATGACGTTGGTTGTCACCAGATCCGCGCAGCCGATTTTGAGGGCTTCAATGCCTTCGTCGATCACGGCCTGGTCAAGCGTTGGCCTTGGCAGGTTTTGTGGCTGCCAAAGACGACCGGCCCAGCGCCCGGTGCGGGTAGCACCACAGAACTGCAGCAATCCGCGCAGTCGGCCGTCAGCACTGGTGCCGTTGACCAGCGTCTTGTATTTGCTGGTGCTGGTGGTGCTGGCCTGCAAGCGGATGGCAATCAGCTCGCGCAATTCGGCGGGCAGGTCCGGGTCATTCATCCGGCGCTCCAACGTGGCCATTTGCAAGTCGGGCAGCTCTACACCGTAGGCCGCCAGCATGTGCTTGAGCAATGCGTCGCGCTGGGTGGTGGATTCCACGTAGCCAAAAGTCAGTTCGGATGTGCGATTACCCAGCTCGGCCTGCGCCATGGCCACAGCGGTGATGGCGGCGTTGGCCAGCTCCAGATCCACGGCCACGCCCCGGTCGTTGATTTGCTGGTCCAGGTGCCACAGCGCCAGCTCGGTGCCCTTGAAGTTCCAGGTGGGCAGTTTCTTGTGGACTGCGCGCATAGCCTCGATGTCCAGCGATGCGTAGCTGACAAACTTGGCCCAACCGGCCGGGTGCGTCTCGCGGGTAGCGCGGCGGATTTTGATGGTCTTAGGGCGGGGTTTGCAAAATAAGAGGATTAGCGCGCGCCCGTCTTTGTCCTTGGCCTTGTCCTGGTCAATTTTTAGGATGTCGCACAGGTCACCCAGCCCACCGGGCAGGCCGTGGGCCATGGCTTGCACCATGGTGTCTTGCCAGCGGGTGACGGGGGTGTTGATCCCCCAAGCGTGGCGGATGACGGTTCGGTCGAACTGCGAATTGTGCGCGATGACCGTGGTGTTGGGGTCTTCCAAGGCGCCGGTAACGTCGGCGTAATACCCGGCATCCGCGTGGGGATCGGTCATGTCTAGAACACGTACGGGGCCGGCGTTGATTGCGAACGCGCAGAGCATGATCTCTGCGGGCGCGGCGTAGCGGTGGGTGCCCTGGCTGATAGGCACCTCGCTGTATGTTTCTAAGTCAATCCACAAGATCGTCATGCTGTTCTTTTAAAAATTTGGTGAGCCGGTTGCCCTAGATTCCCGTCCCGTACAGGTTTGTGCAGCCGTCGCCCGGGTTAGGGGCTTGGGTAGCATCAGGGGCCTTTTTCCCTCGGGGCTAGTCGAAGGTTGGAGCGGATTAAGTTAGTGCGGTTTGACTTCCACGTCGGCGGCATCCCCACCCTTGGCCGCCTGCAACATGGATTGCGCCAGTTTCTGGGCGGGTGAGGGTGGTGCACCTTCGACGATGCCGTCGAGGTACACCTGGATGTCCACCTTGCCGTCCTCGGCGTCCACGAAGGTGATGGCGATGTGTGCCATCAGACCAGCGCTTCTTCGTCAGCGCCCACGGCCAGGTCGTCAAAGTCGTCAGCGCTGCCCACGGCACCACCGCCGAAGCTGTCGCCGTCGGCAAAGAACTGCACACCCAGCAATTGCGCGTTGACGCGCTTGCCGTATTTGTTGTCTTGCACCCAGAGCTCTACCGTGGCGTTGACGTAGCAGCCGCCGTAAGGCTTGCCATCGGCAGCAACCAGGGGGCTCTTGTCTTTGTCCAATATCAGCGGGCGAGTTGCACTATTCGCCGACACGTAAAGCATTCCGGCAAAGCCTGCGTATTGGGCCTTGAGGTCGCCGTCGTGCAACGCCACTCTGTCGGTCTTACGCATCAGGGCCAAGTGGCCGGCCGCTTTCGCGCCCCACTTTTCAGCGGCCACTTCGTCAATGGCGGCGTTGATGGCTTTGATCAGGGCTTTGTCGGTGGGCTCAATAAGCAGTGATGCACCGAATTTGGGGTCGCCTTCGCCGTTGACGATCTTGGCCTCGAACAGGGCGGGGAATGCGAGACGGACGTTAGAGAGTTTGACTTTCATGGTGTTTCCTTGGTGAAGTAATTGGGGTACTGACGCTGAACTTGTTCGCTGGCCTGGTTGACTGCACGAACGCGGGCCTGTGGGTCACCGTTCGTGATGGGGGTTTGTGACGCGCGGGCCAACTGTGCCCGCGCGTCAAAGGGAAGGTGCAGACTGACGGGGGCAGGCTGCGAATCGAGGGGTTTAAACAAGGTCGGACCCTGCGTCTACGGTCTCGAAGTCGTTGGCGGTGCGCAGCACCAAGGCCTCGCGCTTGTCGGATGCCGGGGCGACGCTGGGCTTGCCGTCGCTCTGGGTTATCAGGGCCTGCAGCTTGGGCCACTGGCGCGGGCCGATGATCTCGGCCTTGGCCAGCTTGTCGGCACTGGTAGGGCTAATCACCGAGTAGTCGTACATGTCCTCATGCTTGATGCGCATAGCCTTGAGGGTGGCCTCGGCCTCTTCTTTAGAAGTCCAGGCCCTGTTACCGCGCTTGCCTTGCACCAGCTTCCAGCCGCTGACCGGCTCGCCTGACAACAGGCTGCGCTCGGTCTCGGCACGTACGGCTTTGCACCAGCCTTCAATCAGATCCACCACGTTCATGGCTGGGCTCAGGGCGGACAGCGCAGCCACGGCACGTGGGGCGTCAAAGGGCTGGGCGCTCAGGTTCTCAAAGTCGGCGCCGACGCTTTCCTGAACCAGAGCGGTGAGCTTTGGGCAGGTAGCTTTAGCCTTGCAGAACCTGCATTGCTTGTCGCCGGGGGTCAGGTCACCCAGATCCCAGATACCGGTGTCCACAATGTCCATGCACTTGGCAGCGGCCACGGTGGCGACTTTGGAAAACGCCAGCAGCTCGTCAATAGGGCAATCCCACTCGGACAGGTGTTCCAGGCGGGGCTGGTGGATGGCCATGCGCACGCGCTTGATGTCACCCAGGGCTTCGAATTGCTCATAGGCACCCAGCGCGTACAGCATCATTTGTTCGTTACGCTCGGCGTCTACGCGCACACCCCGGCCCCCCTTGAGGTCGTGCACCTGCAGCTCTTCGCCGTCAGCGGTCAGGATGATGGCGTCGGCGGTACCGAACTGGTCAGGCACACCCACGTAGGTGCTGAAGTTCACCCGTTGCTCGACCATCAGGTCGTGGCCTGCGGCGTATTCACGGATGTTGTCGGTATAGGTATGGACGCATACCACCATTTCGTCGTCAACCTCGACGGTTTCAATGATGCGGCCAAGGTAGCCCTTGGGGTCCGATCCGTCGGTTAGGCACATTGCAGCCAAGGCGTGCGCAGCGGTGCCCCACTGCGCATAGGCGCTAGACGTATCCGGCTTGTCCATTTCCAGAAAAATGCTACCAGGGCAGGCCATCCAGCGATGGGCGGACGAGGGGGATAGGCGGGCGTGTTCAGACATAGGTCACCTCGAATCCTTTGCATTTGTGGTGTTGGGTGGCGGCGGAAGCAACGGACCCGGCGCAGACGCCTAGGTGCCTTGCGGCGGCAAGACCGCTGACGAAAGTCAGGTTAAGTCCGTCCTTGGCCAACTTCACTACGCGGGTTAGCGCGTGGTGTTTGCGTGACAGCTCGCGGTAGCTGTGCTTGTGGTTCTCGCTACAGGTCAACCACTCCAAATTGCTTGCTTGGTTGTTGGCCCTGTTGCCGTCTCGGTGATTGACTTGCAGCGTCGTATCGCCGGGAACGAAAGCTGCCGCCACCAGCCGGTGCCGCAGGTGTGTTTTGCCTCGGCCCATTTGGACCCCAAGATAGCCGTTGGAGAAACTGACGCCTTTAAGTTCGCGCCCAGTGCACGAATTGCGCACCAGCCCCGTTTCGCTTACTTCGTACCGGCCTTCAAAACCGGTGATGTATCGCCACTTCATGCCAGCACGGCCTTGAGCTGGGCCACGGCGTCGGCATACTGCTCTGGCTTGAGTTCGGGGGCCTTGGCCACGCCGAAGCCCGACAGCACAGCGGCGGCGGCGTCGCGGCCCTTGTCTTTAGACACTTGGAGCACCAGGGCCTTCACATCGTCATAGGTGACGGCGGCCACGGAGGTCGATACCTTGGGCTTTGAGGCAGGCAGTGCAGCGGCGGTCTCCGATGGTGGGGAAACCGCAGCGGCCTTGGTGGGCGCAGCGGCCTTGGCAGTAGCTGGGCCATGCGCAGATTCGGCCGCTACTGGCACAGACTTTGGGTCTGCGGCGTTCGTGTTAGCGACGATTGCGCCCGTTGACAGGCGGGCCAGCAGCTCACGCAGGACGCTGGTGTTTTCTTGAATTGCGGCTTCGAGGGACATGATTAACTTTCAGGTGGTTACGAGAGATTGCAGGGTAGTGAGGGGGTCTGTCAGGTCTTCCATTACCTGGTCGAATTTGTTGAGGCGTTCAAGCCGTTTGTGCAAGTTGTCGGGCATGAAAACGTCGAACTGGGCCAGAACTTCCAGCAGAGCGCGGCCGTCAGGAAAGTCGGCATAGAACTGCAGGCCGGCGCGCAAGTTCTCGATGCCGGCAGTGGTGTGCACGTTGACGTCGAATTCGTCCAGCACTTCGATGACGCCAGCGTACAGGGTGTTTTCGGCCAGCACTTCCTCGAGGCGCCCGACCACGACGCTCTCCAGGTCGGTGGTGGTCAGGTCGTTCTGGGCCAGATACGCGTGGCGTATCAGTTCTTCGTCGGTGAGGTTGTTGAATTTCATGCCGACACCTCGACAAATTTGCCTGCTTCGACTCCGTACCAGGTATCAGGCTTGAGGTCTTCGCCCACGTAGCCCACAGCGATGCGGGTGCGCTGCGCTGCGTCGTCGAACCAGGGCAGAGCCATAACCCCCTTGGCGCCAGCACGCGCTTTGCTGTTAGACCCGGCGCAAGCGATTACCGCGCTGTCACCCGTCGCGTTGATCTCGGTGGAGTCGCCGCTGGCACCGATCTGGGCGGAGTCGCCGCTGGCACCGATCCGGGTGAAGTCGCCGCTGGCACCGATCCGGGTGTAGTTGCCGCTGGCACCGATCTGGGTGGCGTAGCCGCTGGCACCGATCTGGGAATTTCGTTTTCCCCCGTCATTGGTTGCGCCTGTTGCCAGTTCGTCGGCAGTGAGCACTTTGACCTTGAGCGCGGTGGTGTCCGCGATGATTTCCAAGGTTTCGGCTTTGTGGTCGGCAACCACGTCCGATATAAGGGCGGGCGTCTCAAGAATCAGATTGATCCACACCTTGTCGGTGAGCCAGCGGGCATTGTCAAAGCGCCCGTCTTCGCGTAGTGCTTTTTGCACGGCGGTGAATTCAGCCCCTTGCGGGAACTTGGCGATAAACCACTCGTAGACTTTGGTGCAAGGGCTCCAGGGCTTTAGTAGGTTTTTGGTGATTTGCATTCGGGACTCCGGTGGGTTGGGTTAATTCGCATTTGTTTGCGGCTGGGTGAATATTAAGCGAACTTAACTAAAAGAGTCAAGCAAACTTAAGAAAACATGCAAATATATTTTTAAAGCAGAATCGAACAGGCAATAAAAAACCCGCTCGGGGCGGGTCGGAGATTGAGAAGACGGGGCTTTTCAGCGCGGCGGGGTATCGTCTCGCCCGGTGATCAGGCGGCCCAGCTCGTCCGAAAGCGACGCAACGGCCCCTCGGGCAAGGGTTGGGTTCGTGTAGCAGTACCCGGCCACGTTGGTGATGTAGCGCTGGCGGGTCAGGGTGCAGACAAAGGCGATACCCGTGATGTCGCCGCGCTTGGCGCCATCGAGCAGAGTTTCCAGCGCGGTCACGGTGTCCCGGCTGATGGCATCAGGTATGAGCCGAAACGTCATGGCTCACCCGGCCTTTCGTTTTTCGGGGCCACTGTAGACCGGCGCACGCGGGGGCGCCTTGTTTCCGAGGTCGTACATCGTCCTGGTGTGGCTGTGCCCTGGTTGGGCTTGGGGTTCGGGCTGTGCGGGTGGGGTTGTCGCGGCCATCGTTTTGCTGGCGGTTGCGAATGCTTCAAGGGTGGCGGTGACCTCAGCTATGGTGGCTTCGCCTATGACCCATTGCATCAGGGCTTCGCGGCTGGCACGTTGCAGGACGGGCGCCACGTTTTGGATCACCGCGTCAACTTGCACCAGCAACTGCCTAATGGGCATTTTCCCGTGTTCTTTTGTCTCGGTGACAAATGAGGCCGGGGTGGCGGTGAGGCCGATTATGGGACCGGCGCGATGTGCTTCATCAATAACCAAAAGGCCCAGCCTCGCCTCGGCATCAAGCCGTTCACTGAAATCGGATAGCTTGCAGTTCAGCCCCGCAGCGAAGCCTTGGGAGGCTTTCATGCTTAGCGGGGTCTTCCCGCCCAAAAACGAAGCAACAGCCGACTGACTACCAATCGCGTACTTTTCACCAAATACCGCTTGCGTAAGCTTTGCGGGTGTGCGCTCCCACAGCGCGCGCAGCTTTTCCGACTCTCGAAGCGTCTCGGGCGTTACTTTGGCTTTTCTCTCGGCG